TAGTAGTGGAAGAATTTGTTTGAAGGAAACTTGCAACACAGTTATATCTAAATATAACAAATATAGATATTGTAATAATCACAAAACTAAATCGTTTCCTAGAATCAAAGGTAGAAAGCTGCCTGATGGTTTACAAGAACCTCAGGCTTAAACTTCATTTCCCCAACTATCCCAGTTATGTCTAGTTCTTCTAGCAAACATTTCTAAATATGGACCAGGGCTCATAGTTTCTATTAAATCTAAAAACTCATCTGGTTTTGTACTGTGAGCATTTCTTTTTGGAGTTGCGTGTATCCAATTTTTTTTTCCTATTGTTTTAAATTTTTGCATAGGCTTACCCATAAAACCAAGCAATAAAAACTCTGTTGCAAATTGGTAACCCATAGCTGGAGCAATAAAAGATGGTTTAGTCCATACTAAAGTTAAATGATAATTTACACCCCAAGAATCAAAAACATCATAAGTATCTTTAAGCATTTTATTTGTAGTCCAACAATAAATGTGAGTTCCATCATTACTTAATGATTTAATATCCATAGATTTTATTTCATCTAATGACATAGTTGGATATACAAGTTTTTCTTTTCTGTTTTCTCTTCTTTTTACTTTTCCAGTCATAGATATATCCCAAGGTGGGTCTAAAACTATTGTATTATATTTTTTATTTGGAAAAGGAATCATATTTGTATTATATAAATATTGTGTTTTAGGTGCGTAAAAAAAATTTTTTATTTTGCACACCCTAGACAAACTAGGGCATATTGATTGTACATACGATAACAGGGAAATTATCCAGTACTTTACATTGTAGGGAATCTATAGTATTCTGCAAGTAACAAATATTGATTTACCAGTAATGTGATACAGGTGAAGTGGGCATCAGGAGCACAAAAGGCTTACCAGGGAGACCTGACCAACTAGAAAGACAAGTAAGCTACCCAAGGTCACAAGAAAATAAACAATTCGGCCCACCCCTATATATGCCTGTTCACGCCCAAAAGAAATAAAGAATATTATTATTAGAGAATATTGAAGAAATGTAAAGAGTGTGACAACACTTTAAAACAGATTAACAAGAACTTAGCTTACTGTAACAGCTCACCTACTAGATGTAGTATGTCAGCTAAAACAATAGTTATTAAGTAATACAGTATTAATACCTTTTTTTATACTTAAGATGCTTCTTATTTACTGACTGCCTACTTAATATAGACCCCCATACGCAGATTGACATTTGCATTGTACTATGTATGACTAACCTAGTATATCTAAGGTTTACCTCTTTGTTTATACAGATACTAAAACATAATAAAATAAAATGTTTATACAATGTACTAGGTATGACATACCCTGTATGTTTTTTAAAATGATATGAGGTGCGTTGCTTTAGAACTGAAATGATAACATCAACATACTAACTAAGTCATACTAAGTACATCAAAAGAAAGTACAATCAATAAAGGAAAGTAAGAACATACTAACCTTGTCAAACCTAATAGGTCTCTGTTTATACAGCTAAGATATATTTCTTCAAATGTTGTTTACTTTACTTGTCAAGTCTGCTAGGTTTAGATAAGAAATGATAAAGGTTAATTATTAAGTGTTTCAATTAAATAGTAATACAGCTTAATTAAAATCGTGTTTCGGCAGTACTTATCAGATTCAGAGTGGTGGACTTTGTTCCTTGTTTATACAGGGACATAGATTTCAGCATCAGAGTTTCAAGGCTCGGTCACTTAACAATATTTAGCCTGAAGAGAATAGAACTATAAACTTAAACCTTTCAAGATAATTTAATTATTATCTTTCAGCAATTTTATTTTTAGATTGTTGAGAGATACTAAATAAGTATCAGAAAGAAAAGGTAAACAAAATGAGAATAACTAGGTATGACATAGAAGAATTAATAAGTGATTTAAATTATTTATTATTTCCTAACGGCTCAAGATTAGATGAAAATTTTAATCACACGCTGGGCTGGTTTGTTTTAGATTATAACAATGATGGTTATAAGTTAGCTCGAATCGTTAACTCACAAGGTGGCGAAAGAGATTTGACTTATAGGGAAACTGGGAAAGAAATATATGCTTATGTTTCAGGCCTAATCAATGGAATCAAAATAGCTCAAGCTGAGATAATTAATGTTTGATTTCAATGGCGATTCAATAATCAATAGTTTAGATTTATTTATTTTGATTCCAGCTTATATATTGTTATTAACAATTTTTATAAGAACTGTAATTAAAAAAGTACTCTAAGCCCTGTTTACAGATGATTTAAGAGAGTTTCAGTGTTTAAGGTGTCAAGTACCATAGACATTGAAACACTCTCTTAAAATGTAATTTTCTAAATTGCTTTTGCTACTTGTATAAACAGCCAGTAGCAAGAGGAACTTAGTTCCAATAAAGAAAGGTAATAAAAATGAGTAAAACAAAAACATATAAGGGAACTCGTGAAGAGTGGCTAGAAGATTCTATTAAGGAAGTCTTCAAGGAACTCAAACAAAAAGGTTTCAATGACTTTGTAAAAAAAGAAAATGAAATCAAAGCAAGTTTCGGACATATGCCCAGTGGCTTAAAAAATTCAGCTATCGGTGTCTGTCAATATCAGTCAGAGGATGTCAAAGAATCTGATTATGATAAGACCGGCACACGCCATTTATTTATTAGGCCAACACTTACAGCAAACAACCTAGAGGAAACACTAGATATATTTCAGGTGTTAGCTCACGAAGTTTGCCACGCTGTTTTGCCTATCGGCTCAGGTCATAAAAAACCATTTAGCGATTTAATAATTAAATTGTTAGGGGCTGAGGGTAAACCAACAGCAACAATCAGAGGGGCTGAGTTTGACAAATGGGCTAAGCCTGTTGTTAAAAAGTTAGGCCTAGTTCCTCACATTGCAATTGTTGAACAGCCTAAATCAGCTAAGACATCAATTAAAATTGCTTGTCTCAATGCTGAAGAGTGTTCGGGTGCTACTGATAGAAGTATTAATCAAGGTTATGGAAACATATTCCGACAATCTTCAGCTGTTGTTTATCAACAATTGGCTGATAGATTAGGCGAAAAAGATTACACTCTTTCAGATGGTGAAGAGATAGAGGGTTTATTTAATTGCCCTTGTTGTATGGGTAAGACCATAACAATATGCTCAGGAAATTTTAGGTAATTTCTAAACAGCTCTTTGTATAAACAGAGAGCTGATTAGAACTTATAAAATAATTAGAAATTCTGGTTAGGAATTTCTGGCTGTATTTTTTTTGTAAATTCTTACAAGTTTTTGTAAACGCTAGTAGAGGCAATCCCCTTGTATGTATGCGTATGCACAGCTAGACAGCATTGGTTTAGTACCTTTCATCAGTGCTGTCAATGGTGTGCAGACACCAATAACGAAAGGAACAATATGAATAAAAGTAAATTAGATAGCCCATTAAAACCTATCTTGATAGATAGTATGAGGCTTGATAGTGGAAGACCATTAATGTATGTTGATGTTAAAGGTGCAAAGACTACAGATGGAAAAGACATTTCAGTAATGTTGACATCAGTAGATATAGAATACTTGATAAAGTATTTTAAATATTGCTTACCTATTTTAAAAAGACAGGAAACATTATGAGTAATTTATATTATCTAAAGTATCACCAAGAAAGTGAAGTCTATATTGAGGCTGATTCAGAAGATGAGGCAAGACAAAAGATAGATGACTACACCAAAGGTGGTGGCGACAATATGTATAATGTTAGGTTAAACGAGTGTGGTTGGCGAGTTGTAGAATCCTACGATGAGTTAACACCAGTCAAAGTTAGAGACAACTTTGGTCACTCACATACTACAGCAGATGGTAGAGAGTGGGGAGAAACAGATATACCTGATGGATATTATGAGTGGTAGATATGAATAGACACGAAAGAAGAAAAGCTAAGAGCAAAAAAGGTGGAAAGTATCGTGGCTTATCAAGGCCAACTGATAATGGTTTACCTAATAACTCTAAGAAAACATATGGTTAGTAACTAGCATAGAGTACTTGTTTATACAGCGAGTACTCAATGCTACTTATGTAGCAGAACGAAAGGAAACAAATGTCAGAACAAAAGAATCCAACTCTTGAAGAGTTGTTTGACAACTTAGAATCAGCAATTGATGATGTATCTACTCAGATAACAGATGCTCAGTACGAAATTGATGAGGCCTATAGCAAATGTGATTATGCTAAAGACTACATCAATGGTGCAGAAAGTAATATGTCTGAGGTCAGAGATTCATTTGAAGAATTGCAACAAAGAAGTGGTGACTTTACAGCAAAGAAAGTACAGTCAGAACTTACTAAGTTGATTGACATACTACTTAAACAACAAGCAAAGATTAGCTAGTTGTTTATACAGCTATCTACAAAGATGGTAGAAATACCTAGAAGTAGATAGTAGATAATCCTGTAAAAACAGCTTGTGGTTGAAAATCCACGCAGGTATTCGAGCTACTTAGTGTGTTGCCTTGTTGAACAATATAACCATAGGTTAAGTTCAGCAGGTAAATCCATAGGATAAAAAACACATTGTATGTAGCTTGAAAGATATTAGCAAGGTAGCCAGTTCATAACTGGATAAGAACGAAACAACTAATTGCAGACCTCGTTCCTAGTATCTTTCAAGCTATCTATAATATGTCGACCATTTGGTAACCAATCCATTAGGTCTAATCATATAGTAGGTAGCTTGTAGCACATAGATAAAGGCAGTTGCAACATAATGGTAAATACTGTTACGCCTATACCAACTGTGTGTTACAAGCTATCTATAGCATAACGAAAGGAAACAAATGAAAGAATCGGATGTGTATGTATTCACAGATGAAAACCAAAAGACAGATGAGAATATTTTATCTGTTGATTTTTATTTTGAATCAAGCACAACACTAGCAGAGGCAGTTCACACTGTTGATACGCTAGTAGAGGCAAACACTGAAGCAATATTCACAGGACATAGGCCAAGTATTTATTGTCTATCCCCTTTTGCAACTATGAAAGAGGATGAATGATGGGTATGGTATCAGTAGAAGTAGCAACCACGAAGACTTATGTCATTAATGGATTGCAACGAAATGAAGTGTGGGATTTAGTTAATGATGAACACACACAATCTTTATACCTGGAAGATATCAGAATCGGAAACTTTGATGATGAATATGTCCAGGAAGAAATCAGAATCGTAAGTGTAATGGAGGAGGAATAATGTTTGACAACGAAGACTTCAGTGATGATAACTTATCAACAGAAGAAAAGATGTTGTTGTTTATGATAAGACATTATGAACTACCTATAAAAAATATCTTTACTTTTGTGTATGAAGCATATGATATTGCAGACAAGGAGGTTGTATGAAAGACTTTCCTATTCTTGCTTTATCTTACGAAGAAGTTGCAGAAAGATATAATTTTTTGCAAGAACAAGTTATTCTTTTTAGGAATCTTGTTAGTGAAATTGATATAAGTAAGTATGACCAAACAGAATATATATCTGTTGTTAACAGTATTTATTATGAGATATTCATAAGTCAAGAGGAGGAGTAATGGCTAAACCAAAAACATATACAATGTTTGTAACATTTTCAGCTATGGATATGGAACAAGCAATAGAATACATACACGACTTTGATGATAAAGATATAAGAAGTTGTTTAGAGGAGGAGTAATGTCTTTCTTAGATATGATTGCAGTATCAATATTATTTTATGTCTTACTGCAGAAGTATGGTGGGTACAAAACACAAAAGCAAATAGACAGGGAGAGAGAAGATGACCTGTACTTGATGAGATTGTTTAATGTACTAGAAGAATAACTAGCTAACACCTCTTTGTATAAACAGAGAGGTGATAGGTATTTATTATAATTCCGTTTACATTATTTATAATGTATATTACAATGACAGTAAGCAACGAGAGGTTGTATGTCAATACGAATAGAGTGTCATAACATCTATGGTGGTACTGATGTGTATCACTTTGATGGCGACAGTTCTAGCACGATAGCAGAGGCAAAACTAAAATTTGCTGAGCTCCGTTCCACAGGTAGTAATGTAGTTTCTATTATAGATAACGATAGTGGCGACTTTATTAACCCTAAAGAACTATACAAAACAACAGTCAGCTAACAATAGTAGCGACTAAACAGAGAGGAGAAGCGTGAATCAACGCAGTAATACCCTATTGCAATCTATGGATACCAAGAAAAATGTCTTAGAAGAATTGCATAATGTAGCTTACCTAATACAGGAAGCTAATGAATTGGTAGATACTCTTAAGAAACAAAGAGTCAAACTAATTAATGATGGCCGCGAAGTAGGTGTGTCATTTACAGATATGGCTACGATACTTGGTATATCAAGACAAAGATTGTACCAGGTCATTGAAGTCAAAGAAGATAATGAATAAGGTAGATAGTATGCCTCTATTGCTAGAGGCTTTACTATCTCAGAAAGGAAACAAATGAATAAAAACATTTGTTTCTTTAATGATAACAGGAGAATGATATGAACAAAGAAACTAAAAAGAAATTACTTGCTCCCTTTCCAGAGGAGGTTGTACAAGACCCACCTAAAGGTAAGTTCGGCAAGTTTGTAAACCACGCAGTTTATGTAGAAAGACTACGAGATTGTGATGTTAAGTATGAGTGGGAGTTTGAACCAGTCATAATAGAGAACAAGATAGTAGGTGCTATTGGTAAGTTAACCATTGATGGATTAGTTTACCAGGGTGCAGGTGATGTTGAAGCACCAGCCTTACAGAGAGCAACACTAGGTGAGTGTCTTAAACTAGCAGAGAGTGATGCCTTTAAACGAGCATCAATGAGAGCTGGACTTGGCGTTGAACTATGGTCAGGTACTGATGACTTCTATATGGATGAAGAGAAACCTAAAGCTACAAAGAAACAAGAAGCTAAGGTTACAGATAAGTCAGCTAAAGAGTTTGAGGATATGGTTAAAGATAACCCAAACAAGAAGCAACAGTTGGACCACACTGTGTCAGCTATGATACCTGATGAGAAAGCTAAGAAGAAACTTATGAATGAAACTTATAACAAAGTTACATCAGAGCAAGACTTTCCTGAGAACATAGAGAAGTGGACAGCTGACCAAATGTCAACATACATTACTATGATTGAAGTACTTGTTGATTCATCAAATGATGAACAACAACTTGTTGAAGAAGTGTTTGGTGAAACTAAAGACCTAACACAAAACTGCCCTGAATGTGGTAAGTCTGAATGGATAGAAGACAACAGACAAAAGAAACAAGATGAACCAGATAAGTTTGGAAAGATACCTAGCTGGAGTTGTAACAACTATGGTGATAAAGAAGGCTGTGGATGGGTAGGATGGGGTGACACTGATTGCCCAACAGAGTGGCTTTAGAACCTATAGGAGATTCTTTTGCAGTGGACAAATTAAAAGATAAGCTGCAAAAGAAATATCCTAATCACAATTTTGATTTACCAGCACCACCTGATAGAAAACATAAAGCACCATATCTATGTAAAGACAATAAAATATTTTACGAAGATATGGATGGTAATGTTTTTTGTGGTAACAGATTCAAGAAACAAGATGACACCAACCCTTACAAGTGGGATTGGTCAGTGTGTCACGCATTAGTAACGAGTGCTAATGAGAAACAAATACAAACCAACAATTTAAAGGAGATGTTTTGAATACACAATTAGAAATAATTAATAGACTCAATGACATTTATCCTGGCCTTGATTTACAAGAACACATAGACCCATACAGCACATATGATGCTGAGAACGATAGGTATATTGTAGAAATTAAATCAAGAACAGCAGAGTACGACAGCTGGATAATTGAAAAGAAAAAATTTGATAGCAACATTATTAAATCTGTAGAAACAGGTAAGACTTTTGTATATCTTTCAGAGTACAATGGTAAAATTATGACTTGGAATATACATAGGTTAGTAAGAAAAAACTATGACTTTAAATGGGAAGAAAGGTCTATGCCTAAGACTACAGAATTTTTAGATAATGAATCAATTACAAAACAAGTAGGGTATCTTTATGAACAAGATGCCAAGATACATAAGGAGAAAGAATGAGCGATATATCAGTAAGTGAAGCAGACTTAATAGTTTTGTTACAAGAACTAGAAAGCAGAGGTTTGTTTAAAACTGTAATAATTACTGGCACTGATGGTGTGCAAGAGTTAAAAGCTATTGTTCCTGTAACAAAGATAACTATTAATACGCCACAAGAAGAAGAATGATTAAACTATTTTGTAGTTATCCCATCCTTTTTTATTGATTGTGAATGTGAGAACGCCTGGTTCGTTCCACATTCCAGTCCTTGCAGTAAAGTCTTTACTTGCATCTATGCTTGGACATTGAAACCAAGTTCTTTTACCCTGTTTAAACACCCTAGGGTGATGGTAGTGACCAGTAATAAGTATCTCTGCTGCACCACTAGGTAGCCAACCAAACATCTGGCCTTGCCACCATTTAATTATTTTACCTTCAGGCCCAGCTCCACCAGTAGTCATATGGCCGTGTGTAATAGCTACAGCTTTACCTTTAATTTCTAACAAGTGATGATAGTCAGTAGGTAATATCACATTTACTTTGTCATACCTATTGTTCTGTGCAAGTATTTCTTTAACTACCTCAAAGTGCATCATATCAGAGTTGTCTAATCTATCAGATAACACCTGTCCTTTAGCACTTCTTGTCATCTCTCCGTGATTACCACCGATACCACACAAAGTAATCTTATCTACAATAGGCAAGAACGCTTCTACTGTACGCATAATCATTTGTCTTGCTAATCTGTACTGTTGTGATAGATTTAATTCTATATTAAATGGCATACTAGAGTAAAAACTTTGGTCACAATTTTCAGTAAGGTCACCTAACCCCAACAAATACACTTCATCTATTAGTGTTCCTCCCTTACGCAGTGCCTTAATCTGATTTACCCCTTCTATAAGAGCCACCTCATAGCGTTCAATAGTATTTTCAACGCCATAGTCAGCCTTACCTAACTGCCAGTCAGCCATTGTAAATATAAATGCAGTGTCACCACCATACTTTTTATTTTTTAATTTAGGTTTGTGTTTAAACAGCGATAGTAACTCATTAAAGTATTCATCTAACGCAGGATTCTTTCTTTTAACTACACCTTTAAAGGCATAAAAGGTAGTTGTCTTACCACCTTTGAGTTGTACTTCCCAAGAAGATGCACGAACTGTGCCTTCTATTTCGTAATATCTAGGGTCAAAACCCCAGCCCTTTAGTATGTCATCATACTTATTTTTATAGTCTGGGTCAGTACCAACATAGGTTACTTCACCTTTGCCAGTCTTTTCATCAAACTCAATTGATGGTTGCCACCCAGATTTGTAGTAATTATTACCTAGTTCTTGTGTCATATTTAGCCCTTCTGTTAAGGCTATTATACACAATGTGTATGACTATTTTATTACTTAGTAATTTGTTTTTTTGCGTATGTCTTGATAACTGCTAGTGCAGCACCACCACCAGCTAATGCAGCTAACTGAATTGTTTCAGCTTCTACACCAACTAAAGGTGCTACTGTTAATGCACCAATGAACGCTTCAATGAAGGTCCAGGCAGTTCGTTCAATCATATCTTTGAGTTCTTCACTCATTCTATACTCCCACGAATCAGACCAAGGTGTCCACCATACATCTTTCTTAAATGTACCATCCTGGTTTCTTGCTCTTTTAAATCTTTCAAACATTATGTTATCAATCTCCCTTTCAACATAGCATTACCTATCAAAACATTACCATTTATTTCCTGT